CCGACTAAGTGGGTGGGCGTGATGGGAATACTTGGATCACTCATAGGCCCAGCCACCCAGCTACTAGATAAAGTAATTGAGGATAAAGACCAAAAAGCCGCGTTAGCACATGAAATTGCGACTATGGCAGAGCGACATGCACAGGAGCTTGCCAAAGGCCAGTTAGAAGTAAATAAAGTTGAAGCTGCGCATCACAGCATCTTCGTATCTGGGTGGCGACCTTGTATCGGTTGGGTGTGTGCGCTAGGTCTTTTATACAATACGATTATTTCAAATATACTGGGTATCTGGGTAGAGGTGCCAGAAATAGATACTACATTACTTGTACCTGTTATGATGGGAATGCTCGGTCTTGGGGCCATGAGATCATATGAAAAAGTACAAGGTGTTAGTCGGGAGAAATAAATGTCAGACCAATTAATTAACATGTTAAAACGTCACGAAGGTGTACGTAGCCATGTATACCTGTGTAGTGCTGGTTATGAAACGATAGCTGTTGGTAGGAATATAGCAGAGTCAGGGCTAGGACTATCTGAAGACGAAATTGAGTTTTTACTTAACAATGATATTAGGCGCGTCCGAGAGGAACTTAACGATACTTATTTTTGGTTCGCAGCTCTTAACGAAGCCCGAAAAGATGCAATGATTGATATATGTTTTAATCTTGGTCTTACAAGACTTCGTGGGTTTGTAAAAGCTTTAGAAGCTATGTCTCGTGAGCAATTTGATATTGCAGCGGATGAGTTTATGGATAGTCGTTGGAGTGAGCAAGTAGGTAATCGTGCGGTAGAGGTTACTGAAATGATACGAACTGGAGAGTATCAGTAATGCCACTACAAAAATATATATTTAATCCTGGAATCAATAAAGAAGGAACAGACTATGCTGCGGAAGGTGGTTGGTTTGACGCTAATTTAGTTCGTTTTCGTAAAGGTTTACCAGAGAAGATAGGTGGGTGGCAGAAGTATATTGAGACTTCTTACGAAGGAACAGGTAGAAAACTTCACGGTTGGGTAGATTTAGACGGTACGAAACTCCTAGGATTAGGTACACGGTTTAAACTTTATATCCAAGAGGGGACTAGCTATAACGATATTACACCGATACGCGAAACAACTAGCGCGGGAGATGTCACCTTCGCTGCGACTAATGGTTCAAGCACTCTTACGGTTACAGATTCTGGACATGGAGCAGTAGACGGAGATTTTGTTACTTTTTCTGGAGCAGCAAGTTTAGGCGG